AGTTTGAAATGCTGAAAGGGAGGGAAGTTTACCTTGACATGAACCATGTCATCAACATCATCCTTTGTTTCTTCTATCTCAAGGTCTTCAAATAAATTTACTTCATCTTCTATATCGTCAAATTCCAATATATCTTTAGCGGTTTTTTTCTTGACGACTTTACGTGGTTGTTTTGGACTGACTGGAATATGATCCCATGTCATAACACGAAATACTAAATCGGTTACTGGAATGTCTTTTAGTTTGACTTCTTCGCCAGTAGTAGCGAGAATTCTTGCTGCCCTTGCTTCTTTAGCAGCCTTGATGTTTTTTGGCTTAGTCAGTTGCTCTAGTGATTTTTCTAACGGACTTTGCGGAGTATCGATGATTAGATCATATTGATGATATTCTTGGCGACTAAAGCAACAATAACTGGTCTTGCTGGCATGAATCTCTTTTAGAATATCTTTATTGTTTAGGTAATTTACTGGTTTTTTTGCGGTAGACATGTTTCCTCTTATTATTATGTTGTACAAATGATACAACACCTGACAGATTATGTCAAGCAGGAATTGTAAAATTGGTGATTTTTAGGGCGATAAATACACACAGACATGCTATTTATATTAGCATTACGGGATATAAAACAATGGCAACTTGCGCGGAACTTGAACAACAAGCACAACAAAAAGCAAATGATCTAACAAGCTTGGCGGCAGAAGGTAATAAAGCCAGTGCCTACAACATTGTTAGCGCAGACCTTGCCGAACGTTTTGGTAGTGATGCCGCTAGAGTTTTAATAAGAATAAATCAAACTTTAGCAGACTTAGAAAGAATAAAAAGTCAACAGGAATCCGGCAGCTGCACAGTTACAGGCTACAGACCACAAATAAATGCAGCAAAGGCTGCACTGAATAATCTAAATGCATTCATTGATAAAATGGATGTGATTGTTAATAAGGCTAAAGAAGAAAAAGCAGCGAGTCAAAAAGCAACTGAATCACAAAATAACGCAGGTACGGGAACTCCGGGTACTGCCGGAACAGGCCCGGGAGCGTCAGCTAATGATTTACAAGAGGTTGGAGTAACGGGTAAAAAAACACCTACTCCGGTGGCAGGGTCAGATGGTTTAGAAGAAGTACAAATTACTTCTAAAAAAACAGGTGACGGACTAGAAGAAGTATCTGTTACAGGTAAACGTAATCCGGACGCACTGACTGAAGTACAAGTTACTGGAAAAACTAATTTAACAGAAGTTGAGGTCACGGCTAAAAGACCAAACACTAACTCAGGTGTTGCACCCGCAGTAAAACGTACACAATCTCAGGCTGCTTTGCAAGACACTACTAATTTTGGAGATATAAAAGATTGGAGAGTGCGTTTAGCACTTAGCCCAGGATCAAATTATCTTTACAATAGTAGCGATCCAGGAATATTAGGCCCACTAAAAACAACTAGTGGCGTCATATTTCCATATACACCTAGCATTAGCGTGAATTATGCTGCAACATATGGACAAGTAAATCCAGTACATTCAAATTATAAAATTGTACAGTACGAAAATAGTTCAGTTGATAGCATCAGTATTTCTTGTGATTTTACTGCGCAGGATACATTTGAAGCAAATTATCTTTTAGCAGTAATACATTTCTTTAGAAGTGCTACAAAGATGTTTTATGGTCAAGATCAGAATCCTAAACCAGGCACCCCACCACCATTATGCTATTTGTTTGGATTAGGACAATTTCAATTCAATGCACATCCATTGGTAATAACAAGTTTTGGATATAATTTGCCGGCAGATGTTGATTATATACGTGCAGGAGATCCCGGATCTGCTAATGGAGCACCCTCAATGAAAGCTCCACAAAAGTCTAAAACATTAGGTCAAGGATTACAAGATAAATTTGAAAAGATGTTATCACAAGGTATTGCAAAAATAGGCAATAGCATAGGTCTAAAGTTGACGCCTGGTGGTAATCTTTCTGGTCCTAGATTCCAAGAAGGGTTCAATTATTATAATGCTGTAGGCACGAAAGAACCAACGTATGTACCTACCAAAATCAATTTATCTATCAGTTGCATGCCAGTCGTAAGTAGATATGAGATAAGCAATAACTTTAGTGTCAAAGATTATGCTAATGGTAAATTGTTACAAGGCACTAAACGTAAAGGTGGAGGATTCTGGTAATGGCTACTAATAACATTTATCCTGCAACAAGTCCATACTACGATACAGGAATTTTCAACGCTAAATTTTTAGATTTCATGGTCGATAGACCTATACCCATGCAGCCAAGTGATGTATTGTATGTTATTCCAGAAGTTTATCAATATCGTCCAGATATGCTAGCCTATCATCTTTATAATGATAGTAGATTGTGGTGGGTCTTTGCCGCACGTAATCCCAACAGACTTAGCAAAGATCCTTATTTTGATTTCAAAACTGGATTAGAAATTTACATACCCAAACTGGATACGCTAAAACAAGTATTAGGCATCTGATAAATGGCAACAGAAAATCTCGCTGATGGCGATAGACAAAAAGATTCAGTACCGGGACAAAATCAAAATACCGGTGTCATAGCCACACCCGGACAAACAACTACAGCAAGTAATGCCGGTACTGCTACGGGTATCGCAGGAAATCCTGGTGGTGCAGGTACAGGAAAAAATGCTGCTGAAAATCCAGGTAAACGCCTTTACAATCCACTATCACAGTTAGCAAGTTACACATATAACCTTACTTTATATATGGTAACACCTGATGCATATGAAGCATTCAAACTATCAGGCAGAACAAAGATTGATGCATTAGCTAAAGCACAGCCAGTAAACTCCGGTAGTAGTGGTGGAGCCTTCGTTATAGCGCAAAGTGGCGGCATCAATAATAAAACACAAACTAGAGCACCGGGGTTCGAATTAGATTATTATATTGACAATCTAAAAGTAAACACTAGAACAAATGCTAGATCAACAGGAACTTCAGCATTCACAGGAGAAATCAGTTTCACGATAACTGAGCCATATGGATTTAGTTTCTTATCTAATTTACGTAGAGCTAAAGAAGCACTAGCAGAATATAGTAACCAAACAACATATAAAGAAAATACTAGTGCGTTTAGACAATTCTTTATTTTAGGTATACGTTTTTATGGTTATGATATAAATGGTAACGTGATAACTGGCAAAGATGTTTTATATGATAAACCTATTGATCCGGGCGGCGGCACTGAAGCATTATTTGAACAATTTCATGAAGTAGAAATAACCGGTATCAAGTTCACACTAAATGGTAAAACTGCGGTTTATAATATAAGTGCAAGAAGTATTGATACTACAAGCTTATTAGGAACAAAAAGAGGCCGTATAGTAAAAGGTGGCAAGTATAGAGGATCTACCGTGCATGAAATGCTTACCGGCTCTGATGGATTATTCACTCAACTGAACAAAGAGCAAAACGATAAAATTAGCAAAAACCCACCAGATCAAAAATTTGCAAACAAATATGAAGTTGTTTATTTGGACGATGCCTATGAAAGAATAGGACAAGCTAGCATGGTTTTAGCTAGCGATCTAAACAAATGGCGATGGCCAGGTAGCGGTGCTGCAAAGACTATAGATGTGAACGATGCTACTAGCGTCAATGCATTGCCTAATAATACCGCAAGAGAATTAGTTTTCAATAACGATACGTCAATAATGCAGGCTATCACACAGATCATTCAAAAAAGCACATACATGGAAAATGCTTTGAAAACTGTTTATAATAATGTAACACAGCCTAACACAGATACTAAAACACAAGAACAAGTAAAGAAATCTAGCCCGCAACCATTGGCTTGGTTCACAGTAAGTGCAGACGTTACTAAAGCAGAATGGGATCCTATAATAAGTGATTGGGCATACACAACAAAATTTGTGATTCAAGTTTATGAAATACCAACAGTAGTAACACCTTATTCAAATACTGGAACAAAATATTATGGTCCACATAAACGTTATCAATATTTCTTTACTGGTCAAAATAGTGAAGTATTAGATTTTAGCATTGCTATAAACACAGCGTTTCAAAATACAGTATTGACTAGCCCTGCAATTTCAAGTCCCGGAGATCCGGGAGGATCTAATGAAAAACAACCTATGCAAAAGGGTAGTGCTAGCGGTCAAATACCTGTACAAACTGGTATCATGCAAAATGCTGATACGACCGGTAGTTTGAACACATCGGCTGAGGCACAAAACTCTGTCGCCACACAATTACTAGATCCAGTATCATATGCCGAAGCAAAACTGAAAATCATAGGAGATCCTGATTTTCTCATAAGACCAAATACTTCAAGTCTCAATGAACTTTATAATAAGTTTTATGGTAGTGATGGATTTACAATTAGCGCACATGCCGGTACAGTATTTGTTGAGGTTGAAATGAAAGAGGCTCAAGACTATAAAAATAGTCAAGGCATACAACTAATCAATGAAGATATTTTGTTTATAGAATATCCTCCTAGCGTCAAAAAAATAGCAAAAGGCATCATATATGAAGTTATTGATGTTACTAGCACGTTTGGTCAAGGAAAATTTGAACAATTGTTGACCTTGCGTAGTGCTACAGCATTTACTGATAACTCAACAGATGTTGCACAAGCAACTGCTGCTGGTAGAGAATCTTCAACTCCTGGCAATGTAAACTCAGGGGCTGCACCAGGTAATAGTAAAGCGTCAGGAGCAAGTACTGGACAAAGAACTGACCCACCTCCTCCTACACCGCAAGCACCATCGCCTAGCAACAGCAATCAAAATACAAATACAGTGGGTAATCCTACTCCGCAGACTGTCAGCACATCGGCAGGACAAGTTGCAGATGATGATGGATTATCAGAAGTACAAGTTACATCAAGGCGCGTAGCAGGTGAAGGCAGAGAACAAATAGCAACATCCCCATTACAATTAGTTGAGCCGGGTAATATAGACGTTTCTCCGCCCGCCATAAATATACCCGGAGGTAGAGGATAATGGCTGAAGATATTATAAAACCAAAAGGTCCTACATCAAGAAGTAGTCCATTTAGAGGTGGTGCCAATCCTAGACTGGCTCCTATTTTAGGTATAGTAAAAGATAACGTTGATCCTACACGTTCAGGTAAGATCATGGTTTATATCGCTGATAATAGCGGATCAGATCCTGAAGATAAATCAAACTGGAGACCGGTAAGATTTTTGAGCCCGTTCTATGGATTGACAAGACCTGTAGCAGGCAATGATGATTTAGGTTCTTATAAAGCCAACCCAAGCAGTTATGGTATGTGGTTCGCTCCTCCCGATATCGGCACTACTGTAGTTTGTGTGTTCATAAACGGCGATATGAACTATGGTTTTTATATTGGTTGTGTACCTGAACCCGAAGCATTGACAATGGTTCCTGCTATCGGTGCTACAGATAACATCATACCGAATGAGGGCGAGGCAAAATCATTTGGCGGTGCACTACGACTACCAGTAACAAATATCAACACAAATAATAAAAATGTAGCAGACAGCGTAGATTATATCACAGCACCAAAACCTATTCATTCATACACTGCAACAGTAATGAATCAACAAGGTGTTATTCGTGATCCTGTTCGTGGACCAATCAGTTCAAGCAGTCAGCGTGAAACACCTAGTCGTGTTGGTTGGGGTATCAGTACTCCCGGTAGACCTATTTACGAAGGTGGATTTGACGATAAGACCATTGCAGAAAATTTAGAAAATAATAAAGCAAAACAACTGCGTGTAGTATCACGTAGAGGTGGTCATACCATTGTAATGGATGATGGCGATATTATTGGACGTGATCAACTTGTAAGAATTAGAACAGCATTAGGTCATCAGATATTGATGAGTGATGATGGTCAAACATTGATGATTCTTCATAGCAATGGACAAAGTTATATTGAATTAGGAAAAGAAGGCACCGTTGATATCTATTCAACAAACTCAGTAAATTTACGTACACAAGGTGATTTGAACCTACACGCCGATAGTAACATCAATATACACGCAACAAAAAATTTGAATTTACAAGGTGAAAACATACATCTAAATTCAGAAAAAGAATATAAACAAAGAGTTGGTTCGGATTATAGTAACTTTACTCAAGGCAAACATACTACAAAAGTTTCAGGTGCTATGAGTATGGAAAGTGCCGGTGACATAAGCATGGCAAGTAGCGCCATAGCATATGTGAATGGTAGTAAGGTAAATTTGAATACTGGAAAAACAAGTACCACACCTGCAGAAGTTCCTGCGATAGACAAAACATTACATACAGATACATTGTTCGATAAAGAAAAAGGCTGGCTCGCTGCTCCTGCTAAATTGGTTAGCATTACAACTCGCGCACCGGCACATGCACCGTGGGCTAATGCAGGTCAAGGCGTTGATATCAAAAATAACCCAGATGCGGCAAGCAATCTACCTGCTGCTCCTAGCAGTTCAGTTCAATCTACAAATGCCGCGGCTGCAAGCGCAGGTGTAAGCAAGACAGTTCAACCTGCTACGACAGCATCAGCACCACCAGTAACTGCTGCTAGCCCTGCGTTGAGTAAACAAACAACACAAGCATTGACAGGACAAATAGCGACTGACGCTGCCAATGGTCCATTAGCACAAGCAGTGACACAGGGAACTACTGTAGCAAAAACCGCTGCCGGCACACAAGTGGGCGTAGGCACATTCGCACAAACTGCTGAACAATTGCAAACAAGCAATGTATTGAAACCGGGCTCTGCACCATTAGTCAATGCACTAGCGGCTGCTACTGGTAACGTGAAGGCAGCGATGACCAATAATTTGTTTACTGGTCAACCGGGCGCAGAAAACTTGCAAAGCTTAGTGAACAACGTTCAGGCTCAAACTGAAAGTGTTGTCAAGAATATACAAAGCGCACAAAATCAATTACAAAATACAGGTCTAATTACAGGCTCTGAATCAGCAACACAATTAGGCGGAATGGTAATGAGCGCAGCCAAGAATGGAGTAGATGCTACATTATCTGCTGTCAAGAATTCAGCTACTTCGGCTGCTGCAGGAGCATTGGGAAGTGCTGCCGGTATAGCTGGCAAGGCACAAAGTACAGCTGGAAATCTTTCAGGAGCATTACAAGATATTGCAAAGGGTAACTTTGCTGCAAAAGCAGGAGAAGCCGCAGCAGGCGCATTATCAGGATTGCAGGGTTCAGTTGATGCTATAGCCAAATCGCCTTCATTGGCAGATGTAGTATCACAAGCACAAGGTGTAGCAGCATCTGCCTTTAGTGCTATCAAAGCTGGCTTCAAACCTATGCAAGCAGGAGTACCTCAGAATCTAACAGCATTAGCAAAAGAAAGTGCGAAGAGTACGGTTGAGGCTGCTGCTGCCGCAGCAGGTAGCGCGGCAACTGACGTATCATCATTGACCAATTCAGTCAAAGGTGGTTTAGTTGGATTGAAAAATGCAGCCGGCGGTGCATTATCTAGTGTTGCAACATCAACTATTTCAGGAGTAACTAGTAATTTGGCTAAATCGTTGCCGAACACAGGTAGCATAGCCGATGCGTTAGTCAGCGCATCAAAAACTAATGTTGGAAGCGTAGCATCGAAAGCGATAAATGACGGCATAGCTCAACTTTCAAGTACAGCAAAAAGTGTAGAAAATGCTGCCGGAGCATTTACAGATCCAACAAGTTTAGTAAAAAATGTAACTGGTTCAGGCTCATTATTGGATGCTGCCAAATCAACAGCGGGCGGCATTGCTACGGCATCCGCAACACTTGCTAGTGGTGTATCAAACTTGCCAGGTGGTGCAGCCGCAGTTTCTAGCGTTACAAATCTTGCTAAGGGTGCATTACCATCATTACCGGGTACCGCTGCTATATCTAGCACAATAAAAAATTCTGCAACTAATGCCCTAAACAGTTTGCAAGGTCAAGCAGCAGGTTTAGCCGACGCAGCCAAGGGCAAGTTAGACGGGTTGAAATCACTTGCATCTTCAGGTTTACCTGCAGGCGCCGCCGCTCAATTAGAAAATGCATTAGGGTCTATGGCAGCAGCCGGATCTGGAATCAAGATGCCAAGTATAGCATTGAATACGACAGATCGTTCAGCATTGACTTCTGCTATAACAAGTCAGTTAGGGGATCCTGGAATACCTGTACCAAACTTTGGTGAAGTTGCTGAACAAGCAAAGGGTAAGATAGAAGAGATAGCAAAAACCAAAACAGAATTTTTAGAAAACTCTAAAAAACTAGCAGCAGAATATTCTACATTACGTGAAGAATCAAATAAACTATATGGATCATATCTGAACTTGAAAGATACATTACCTCAAGGTGATCCACTGATCGAATCGGCACGTAAAAAAGCATTAGCCGCAGCTAGAAAAACTCAAGATGCATTGAATAGTATTCAGGATTTGTATAAACAAAATCCAGAGTTGGCAAGCACTAACACTAACAGCACAGGAACGGGAAGAATATTGTCCGGTGACAGTTCTACTGGCATAGGCGCAGCGACATAAAATTAGATTACTAAATAATATTATGCCACAATATATAGGTTTCAGCACGATCAACGCATATAAGCCAAAAACTACTAATGCCAATTCAGGTATAGGTGGCGGTCCCGGCACACTTACTAATCCGGTAATACCGGGAAAAAAATTCAAGATACTAGATGAGCAATTAGTTATACAAAACTTCATCAATGCATTGAACATCAGAATAGGGGAAAAGGTAGGACAGCCGCAGTATGGTACTACATTATGGGATTTTGTTTTCGATCCTAACACACAAGATGTTCAATTTGAATTAGAAAATGAAATACGCAGGGTAGCCAGTTTAGATCCAAGAATGGTTATTGATTATGTCAAAGCCTATACACAAGAAAATGGCATAATGATGGAAGTACAAATGGCTGTTGTACCCTTCAATCAAGCTGCGGTGCTGAGTGTATTTTTCGACAGCAACACAAATACTGCTTCAGTCCAATCTTAAACTCGGTTTTTTAGGTAAGATAAATAATAAAAACAGAGAGTAACTATGGCTAAAAGCACTAGACAAGCAGCACTATTCGGCGTGAATGACTGGAAAACTTTATACCAGACATTCCGTGAAGCCGACTTCCGTAGTTACGACTATGAAACACTACGTAAGAGTTTCATAGATTATTTGCGTGTCTACTATCCTGAAACATATAATGACTATATCGAATCAAGCGAATTTATAGCTTTGCTTGATGTCATGGCGTTCATGGGTCAGGGTCTTGCTTTTAGAAGTGACTTGAATGCGCGTGAAAATTTTATAGACACAGCCGAACGCCGTGATAGCGTAATCAAGTTAGCAAATTTAGTTAGTTATACTCCAAAACGTAACATAGAAGCACAGGGCTATCTAAAAGTTACAAGCATTCAAACTACCCAAAACATAACTGATTTGAATGGTATAAACCTAAGCAATATACCTATATTATGGAACGACCCAGCAAACTCAAGTTGGTTTGAACAGTTCAATACTATCATCAACGCTGCCCTAATAAACACACAGCGCATAGGACGTCCAGGTAATATTAGTGACATTTTAGGAGTCACTACAGCAGAATACACATTGCAAATACCATCAGGAAGTTTGCCTATAGTACCATTCACAAGCTCTGTTGATGGTATAAACATGAATTTTGAACTTGTAAGTGTTACAAGCACAGACAGAGATTTTCTTTATGAGATTCCCCCTGCACCAACTGGTCGTTTCAATATGTTATATAGAAACGATAGATTGGGATTTGCAAGTCCTAACACAGGATATTTCTTCTATTTCAAACAAGGTGTTCTAAACAACTTTGACTTTGTGCTAGAACAGCAAATCGCTAACCAAACAGTAGATATCGATATTCAGGGTATCAATAATGAAGATACTTGGTTGTATCAACTAAACGATAACAACAATAATAGAATTGTATGGGAAAAAGTAGATAATGTCTATGCCGACGCATATCTACAAACTGAGACAAGCAAGAAAAATATTTTCAGCGTAAGCTCAAGATTCAACGACCAAGTAACTTATGTATTTGGTGATGGTGTGTTCAGCAATATACCAGTTGGAACATTCAGAGCATATGTTCGTGCAAGCAATGGTTTGACATATACTATCGATCAAACCGAAATGCAGGGCATCACAGTTTCTTTCACTTATATCAGTCGTGAAGGTCGAGCAGAAACATTGACAGTTGGATTGTCTTTGTTAGAACCTGTAAGCAATGCACAGGCACGTGAAACAATAGCAAGCATCAAACAACGTGCACCAACACGTTACTATACACAGAATCGTATGGTAAATGGAGAAGATTACAATAACTTCCCGTATACATTATACAGTTCAATCATCAAGTCAAAAGCGATTAATCGCAGCAGTATTGGCGTAAGCAAAAATTTAGATTTGCTTGACCCAACAGGCAAATATAGTAGCATCAATAATTTCGGTGATGATGGAGCATTATGGGAAGATTATGCTAATGGTGATCTGACATTTACTGTAAACAATACTAGTGATATCATCGCTTTTTTGACAGATACATTGGCAGGAGTTTTAGCAGATAATCGTGCTAACCAATATTATATCGCACAGTCAAGTGACGCTACTGGTTCCTGGTATAAAAGATTCAATGTAGTTTATGATATTCCCGGTATTGATACAACTATTACAGACACAAATGTTTATTGGCAAACTAGCATAGTTGAAGCAAATAGCGAAAGCGGATATTTTTACATACTAGATTTAGGTATAAAAACACCAGTACAAACAGGTATATTTTCTAGCAACAATTTGAAATATGTCACTAAGGGTGCTTTATTATTATTCGAAGCACCTAATGGATATTATTTTGACAATAATAATAGATTGATAAAGGGCGTAGCTGGAACAAATCCAACTACATTATGGACAACAGCATTGAATGTTGTAGGTGATGGATCTAATAATGGTGAAGGTAACTTTGCTAACGGTACTGGACCTATCTCTCTAAATGGTTATGTGCCTTCAGGTTGTATATTGAAGCAGGTCATACCTGTATTCGACAACTCACTAAGCGTGAATTTGATACAAGAAGCAATTATCAAAATAGAATTGCAACAAAGCTTCAGCCTCGTGTTCAATAACTCTTTACTAATAAATCAAGAAAGATGGAGCATTCAAAGTATCGAAGATGAAAATTGGTTTGTAAGATTTACTAGCCAAGAAAATACAAATCGTTATACTGTTGAATATAAATCATTGCGTTATTTCTTTGGTAGCGTGAGTGATACCAGATTTACATTTGCATTAGATGAACTAGTCTATGATCCATTTACAGGTAAGATTTTACAAGATTTTATCAATGTACTAGGTATAAACACAGAGCCAGGATCAAATGGAGCACCTACATCAACACCATTAGGTCGTGATACTAAAATCAATATTATAGGACAACCTGTAGAAACAGATGGATACATCAATGATTTTGAAGTTGAAATATCAGCCACAGACGTAAACAACAAACAATTGATATTGAATCCAGATTTCTTTACTGATATTACTGGTGTAACTCCAACTAATAAAACTAAAAAGTATGTGTTCTTTGAAGAAATTCAAGACGCTATAAACTTGACAAGATTGCAAATAGTTCCAACTAGTGATGTTGAGTTCCAGTACCCAACAAAAAATCAAATTGAAGTCATCAAGTATGAATATCCAGTTGGACAGTTATTCTATGCATATGATGAAGATGCGTTCTATAAAACTATTCAGGATACGACAGTACGAACTCCGTTCTATGTACTAACATTGCAACCACAATATAGTATCAGATATGGTAGACAGGGACTAAGTTATCAGTATAGACATAATAGTAACAATACTACACGTATAGATCCTGCTACTACAAACATTATAGATTTGTATGTTGTTACTCAGGCATATTATACTGCTTATCAAAACTATATTCAAGACACAACGAATACTATACCTCAACCTGACAGACCAACAGTAGCAGAACTTAGCGCAAGTTATGGTCAGGTAAACGAATACAAAATGTTGAGTGATTCTGTGGTTCTAAATAGTGTAGTGTTCAAGCCTTTATTTGGTCCTAAAGCATCACCTGCGTTACGTGCCACTATAAAAGTCATAAAAGATTCGAACACAACAGCGAGTGATAGCGAGATACGAAGTGCGGTATTGACAGCAATGAATAATTATTTCAACATCAACAATTGGAATTTTGGTGATACGTTCTATTTTAGTGAATTGAGCGCATATCTTCATAATGAAGTAGGTGACCTTATCAGTTCAGCAGTATTAGTACCAAATGATCCTACAGAGAAGTTCGGTACTCTTTATGAAATAAAATGTGCACCTTACGAAATATTTGTAAACGCTGCTACATCAAACGATGTATTGGTAATAGCAGCATTGACTCCAGATCAATTACAAGTGGCATAAGATGACTAGAATAAGAACATTAGATTTTCTACCAGAAATATTTCAAACACCTACAAACAGCCAGTTTCTTGGAGCCACCCTTGACCAACTAGTAAATCCGCCAGTAACTAAAAAGATTGAAGGATTTGTTGGTAGCAAACTAGGGTATGGAATCAATGCACTAGACTATTATGTTACTGAGCCTACTAAAGTAAGAAGAGATTATCAGTTAGAACCAGGCGTTGTCTTCACTAAAGAAAATGAGTCAGTAGCAAAAGACTTCATAAGTTACCCAGGTATACTAGACGCACTAAAAATGCAGGGCGGTATTACTAACGACAATAATCGTTTGTTCGAAAGTCAATTTTATAGTTGGGACAGTTTTACTAACTTAGACATGTTGATCAACTACAACCAATACTATTGGTTGCCAGACGGTCCTCCCTCAGTATCAGTAGCCGCTTCTACTGTTTTCAAAACAAATGATTATATTGTTAGAGATTTACCTAACGTATATAACATACGTGCGATCGGTTCAGGTGCAGGTACAGATAACCCCGTAATTACATTGATTCGCGGTGGTACTTATACTTTTAGTGTAAATCAAGATAGTCAATTTTGGATTCAAGGTGAACCGGGCGTTTCTGGATATAGTCCTACTAAGCCAAATCTTTATACAAGAGATATATATGGAGTAACCAATAATGGTGCTACAAGCGGATTAGTAACGTTCAACGTTCCTTTCAAAGACGCACAAGATGAATATAATTATCCAGGCAATGTCGCAGTAGGCGTAGTCAGCACTAAACCATTCAGTCAGATAAATGGATCTAAGTTATCTGAGATCGGCGGCGGAATAGACGATGTTACATCATTAGATGGAAGAACAGTTTTATTTTACAACACCGGAGTACCATCTGAAAGTGCATACGTGAGCAATTTCTATGGATCTGGTAACTATGATTATAATAATGGTAACTTAGTACTTGCTAAGACAGCAACAATAACTGACATATCAGCACTGGGAGAAATCACAGTAAGCGATACTACTGACTTAGTTGTAGGTGGAACACTCACTTTCACTGGTACTAGTTTTGGAAACATACAGCCATATAATGAAAATGTGTCTAGCCCTATTAGCACATTATCAATGACTATTGGTAAAAAGTATTATATCGAAACATTAGGAACAACCGATTGGATACAAGCAGGTGTCACTCCAAATAGTATAATCAATGCTGAGATAAATGGTACACAGCTAATAATTTATAATGTAGTAAGCGGTGCTTTCAGTATAGGACAGACTATTTCAGGCATAGGAGTAATTCCAGACACTACTATCACTGGATATGACATGGTAGCATCTGCGTTGAATGGCTATCCAACATACACAGTCTCACAGAGTCAAACAGTATCAACTACAAACATTAGTGTTTATGATTTACAGCCTGGTAAGATTTTTACTTGCGCAGCCATACCTTCAGGATTGGGTAGTGTTTCATTATACAATCCAGTAATTTATTACATAAAGACAATAAATTCAACCACTAATAAAATAACTATATCACAATCATTAGACGGTCCTACTTTCACACCTCCAAGCGCCGCGTCAGGTACTATGACAGCAGCTATCAATCAAGGTTTGTTCGAAGAAGGATTTAGTGTTCCGGTAAATGATTATCTATTTTTGATCACATTTGTGGGTGATATTGATGATCCTGTATTACAGTTGACCCCTGCTAGTTTGATTCCGTCACTGACTAAAATAACACCATTATATGGTACTCAATATATAGGACTAGGATTCTTCAAAAATACATCAGGTGCAATTGAGCAAATTCCATATATTTCTGCACCACTCGATATTTTATACTATCAAGATGGTTCAAATGCAAATAAATTAGGCATCATCAAAATCATTGAGAGCAATGAACTCAATACATTGAATGTCGATACAGAAATATTAGGTAAAAAGAATTATACTAGCATCAATGGAATAGAGTTTACAAATGGTTTGAAAGTTACTTTTGACGGTGACGTAATACCTACAAGTTATTTGACAGGTGAATATTATGTTGAAGGTGTAGGAACAGGTATTCAATTGATACCTACACAATCATTAGTATGCCCTGAAGATTATACAACTTCAAGTTCTAATCCATATGATATATTAGCATATGATATAGGACCATATGATGCTGCGTTATTCATACCTACTACTGCTGATTATATTACTATAGCACGTAATAGCCTAAATCTAAATGCATGGTCACGTAGCAATCGCTGGTTCCATATACAGGTAATTCAAGCAACAGCAGAATATTTGAACAATCCTAATATTCTGACAGAATTTGGTAATACTACTAATAAAGCTAAAAGACCTATTATTGAATTTTATCCTAACTTACAATTATTCAATTCAGGAACTGTAGCGAAAACAGCAGTTGATTTTATTGACACAAAGACTACTGACGCTTTCAATCAAGTAGCAGGTCAATCTGCATACTATCCTGATATCAACACATATACTACATACACAGGTACTATCAATCCTAACCCTAGCGTAAACACAGGTGGGTTGATCGAAGCCAGACAATATGAAATAACTAGTTTAGGTACTACAACTTCTGATACTTGGCAATTATTAGGCGCTGTGTCTGTTGTAGACGGTGACTTTGTTCCCGGCGTAGAGTATATCATAACTGATTTGGGAACTGCTACAGATTGGAATGAAATAGCCGGAACTACTGGCATAACATATCTGATCGGAGATATTTTTACTGCTGCAAATACAGGTACGATTGTAGGTGCTGGTAGTGGTTCTGCATTAGTCACAAGATTTGTGTCTACTATTACTGGATCATTGAATTGTGATAAGATCGTTCATAACAATCCATATACTATAACTAATTTAGGTAACACTAACTGGGCTGACTTGGGAGCAACAGTTGCGCAACCCGGAACATTCATACCAGGTACAGAGTATGTGATAAAGAGTTTAGGTAGCGTAACTCAAATTCAATGGAACAAGATAGCAGGCTATATCACAAATGCCGGTTCTTTCGTACCCGGAACAATTTATCAAATAGCAACAATCGGTACTACAGATTATACTCTTATCGGTGCACCAAGTAATACTGTTGGTGTAAATTTCAGAGCTACAGGTCCTGGTACAGGTACAGGTACTGCATATGGTGGAAACACTTACAATGTAGGAGACTTCTTTACTTGCTTGAATCCAGGAACTCCCGGACCTTTAGGTGGTTCAGCAGTAACAAAGAATTTCACATCCAACGCAACTGCATTGTTACCTGCTGTAGGTTCAGGTACAGTATATCAAGGAACAGGCGTAGCATTAGGCTTGACTGTAACTAGTTTAGAAATACCTGTGAATGCTGTTACAGGCACACTAATAGCAGGTATGTATATAAACGATTTGATCAATAATCAAATCAGTCAATTGCCCACAAACACTAGAATTTTAGAAATCGAAGAAGTTGACGGAGCATATGACATAACTGTTGTTTGGACAACCCCTGCATTGTTGGCTGGTACTGTAGGAAACGCAAGTTTTGTTGCTAGCGAGAAAAATAATAGCGACTTGATCGCGTTTCCGGGAGCAAGAGTTGTTTTTGCCGCAGACACTAATCCATTAGTAAAAGATAAAATATATGTGGTAAATTTTGCAAATACTACATCATATTCATATCCTGTAATAACACTTACTGAAGCAGTTGATGGTCAAATTTTAGAGAACGATCAATTTGTAGTCTTGAGAGGTCAAAATAATCAGGGTAATAGTTTCTACTGGAATGATATTGAATATGTATTAGCGCAACAAAAAAATGATGTAAATCAAGCACCTCTGTTCAATGTCTATGATGAAAATAATATAAGTTTTGGTAATCAAGAGGTCTATAAGTCTAGCACATTCTTGGGTTCTAAACTATTCAGTTATGATATACCTGAAGTTGGTGTAAACGATAGCGTTCTTGGGTTCCCAATCAGTTTTAGTTCTATAAACAATGTAGGTGATATAAAATTTGATGTATCGTTGAACAGCGATACATTCGATTATGTTAGTGGCCCGCAGCAAAACACACCGGTAACCGGATCTAAAGTAAATGCAGGTTATGTACATAATTCAACAGGTAGAACTACATTTACAAGATTATTAGGATGGCAAACAGCTATAGCGCCTAGTACTCAATATCAAGTGTTCAATTTCAAATATGAGGCTAATGTACCACCTATAAATCTAGAAGTCGGAGAAACTATTGATTATAGCGTTATATGTGACGTTGCTCAATTAGATCGTGATACAACTATATGGCCTAGCCTCCAAGTTTATAATAACAATAACATATTAGTATTGGGTACTGATTATACAGTCACCAATCAATCTAATTCGACAACTATACATTTACAATTAGATAAAGACGTTGATACAGCAATACAAGTGCTGATATTGAGCGATCAAATAAGCAATCAAGCTTATTATACTATACCTATCAACCTAAGCAATAACCCTTTCAATACTGATATAACTTCTGTTGATATAGGTGACATAAGAGGACATTATCAGTCAATGTTCATCAACAATCCAAACGCATCAGGTGATATGTTTGGATCAAACAACATGAGAGATTTGGGTGATGTTGTTCCTTATGGTACTAGAATCATTCAAAATAGCGCAAGTTTAGCGTTACCCGGCGCATTCTTACGTAAAACAGAACATAATTTATTTGACGCATTATTATTCAACAGCAGAGAGTATGTCAAGTTCAAAACATTGTTGGTTGATACAGTAAGCAAACTAGATTTCCAACAACGTTTTGATGCCTCAGCACTATTAGATGAAGCACTAGATGTAATTACTAGTGTCAAAAATCAAGACATGCCTTTCTTCTGGTCAGACATGATACCAAACAAGGCATCATACATCACTAACACTTATCAATTCTTCAACGATGCCGACACAAGTACATACCCATTGAGTAAGGTATATGATTTTACAACTGCAAATTATGATGGTGTATTAGTTTATCTTCAAACTACTACACAAGGTACTACTATAACTAGACAGTTGTATAAGAATATTGATTATGTCATCAGCACTGACAGCCCTTCTTTGATCATCACGAAAGACTTGATCAATGGTGATAAAATTATTATCAAAGAATATAATCAAACTTATGGTTCATACGTACCAAATACACCAACTAAGTTAGGATTATATCCTGTAACAATACCTAGCGTAGTGTTAGATAATTCATATATTGAACCTACATATTTTATCGTAGGTCATGATGGCTCATATACAAAACTATATGGAACATATGACGCTGAATTGAATTTGCTAATAGATTACAGAGATCAGGCTTTATTAGAATTTGAAACTAGAGTTTACAACAACCTCAAACTAAGCAATACTTTGCCTATACAGGCATCTGATATCGTACCGGGATACTTTAGAGATACATCATTCAGCTATGATGAATGGTTAGAGATGTACAGCCCTGCGTTCTTAAATTGGACCGGACAAAATAGATTAGATTATAAAACACAAATTTATTTGAAACCTAATCCATACACTTGGAACTACAAAAATACTACAAACAAATTAGATAACAGTTTGATTAGTCAAGGTTTTTGGCGCGGCATTTATCAGTATTACTATGATACTTCTACTCCCGACGAAACACCTTGGGAAATGTTAGGTTATGCTAACAAGCCAGACTGGTGGGAAGATCGTTATGGTCCAGCGCCGTGGACAAGTGATAACTTGATATTATGGAATGATTTACAAGACGGTATTGATTATAACAATGGCGCGCCTGTAGTACTTGAAAACTTCAAGCGTCCAGGTTTACTAGAAATAATTCCAGTAGACGATGAGGGCAATCTAAAAGCACCATTAGACTGTGTTATCGCAAATTACAATCCTAATAAGTTCCAAAGAGATTGGACTATAGGTGATGATGCTCCTGTAGAATTTAGTTATCGTCGTAGTTCAACATATCCTTATGACTTGATGAGATTGCAGGCTCTAATGCGCCCAGCAGACTTCTTCAATCTAGGCGTAGATGTTGACGATTACAAATATAGTGAAGAATTCAATCAATATCTAGTCAACAATAGAAGTCATCTTGTTCCTTCACAAATTCAAATTTATGGCAACGGCACAGCCAAAACTTCATATATCAACTGGATAGTTGACTATGAAAAACAATTAGGTGTAGGCGCGACTGAAAACATTTCTAATCTATTGCGTGATCTGGACGTAAGACTAGTTCACAGATTAGCAGGATTTAGCGATAAGACATTACTAAAATTCTTTGTAGAAAAAGGTACACCAGATTCAAGAAATTCAAGTCTGTTGATTCCTGATGAAAGTTATCAAGTCTTGTTATATGAAAATCAACCATATGACAGATTGATGTACAGTTCTGTTATTATTCAAGTAGATACTAGCGGATATAAAGTACTTGGAAATAGCCAAACAACAAACTATTTCAAAATACTAAAACCAATATTGAATGGTAATACTAAAGAAATCATAGTACAAGACCAAGTAGTAGAAGTCAGTGTAGATTATGGCACTAGCACCGATCTTGTACCGTACGGCACAGTTTTTTATAGCACCCAAGAAGTAGCACAATTTTTATTGAGCTATGGAAAATATCTAGAAACTCAAGGAGCAAACTTTACTGTACAAGAGTCAGGAATTGAGCTTACTTGGGAACAAATGGTTGCTGAGTTCTTATATTGGGTACAAATTGGTTGGCAGACTGGAAGTGTAATTACTTTGAACCCTGCAGCTAATACATTGATAATTGATAAAGAAAGCCAGATCGTACAACCACTAGTATTCCAGCAGCAAAACTTTATATTGAATCAAAATTTATATCCAATAGAGAATAAAGACTTAGCGATACTAAGAGAAGGTACATTATTCTCTGCTACGACATTGAATGCCGGCGACACAATTGCATATGGACAATTTAGTTTGAGCAATATCGAACATGGTATAGTATTTGATAATGTTACCTTGTTCAACGATGTCATTTATAATTTGATTACTGGTTTGAAACAGAATCGCATGTATGTTCGCGGTACTAAGAGTGCTGAATGGAATGGCACATTGTTTGCTAGCGGATTTATATACAATCAAGATAACATACAAGAGTGGAAAAAAGAATACAAGTATACTAAGGGCAGCATCGTCAAATACAAAAACAAATATTGGACTGCATTGACTATAGTACAACCTAACACATTATTCAACGAACGCGACTGGAAGAGAACTGAGTACGATGAAATACAAAAAGGTCTGTTACCTAACAGCAGTACACGCAGCTATGAATCTACGTTATACTATGATGTAGATAAGGCAAATCTTGAACAAGATGCCGATCAACTAAGTTTCAGTTTGATAGGATTCCGTGAACGTCCATACATGTCAAGCGCAGACTTGACAGATATTACTCAGGTCAATGTTTATAAAAACATGATCAAAGAAAAGGGAACTAGAGCAACATTGAACGCATTCAAGGGCGCTCAATTGGCTCAAGGTGGAATAGACTATAACATCTATGAAAACTGGGCGATACTCACTTCACAATTTGGTGGAGTATTGAATAGCAATTTCGTAGAATTCAAACTAAACCAAAAGAATTTAGTTTCTAATCCTACGATATTTGGCCTGACTAATGGCAACGATATACAAGGCGCGCAGCAACTAATTCCATTATATTCGTTGTTCAACTATGGTAGACCATTGACAACTACCAATGTGTTGCCTACGCTATCTGAAGCTGACTATGAACCAAATCCATTATTCCCTAATGCAGGATATGTGAATTTCAATGACGTAAAGATGTCAAGTTACTTTTATAGCAATTTGGCAGCAGCAGTCAATAAAGATGGATTGATCGTACCTATCAATAACTTCTATGTTCGTGATTATGTATGGATCGCAGATTATCTAGCAAAATGGCAGATACTCACACCTACTAGCATAGGTCAAGTTTTACAAGCTAGAAGCAATCTAAATGGCACTACAACTATCATATTCAAAGAGCCACACGGATTATCTCAGTATGATATTTTCGCTATAGTAAACTTTGATGGTAGCGTAAATGGATACTATGTTGCACTACAAATAGTAAATCCAAACCAAGTTATAATCAATCTAACATTACCACCTAGCTCTAGAGAAATTACTGGTGAAGGTATAGGTCTGAAGTTCAATAGTCAACGAGTTGATCAGCCAGGGGACATTCAAAATCTCCCATTATTGAATAATGAGTTTGTAAAAAATAGAGTATGGGTAGATCAAAATGATGATGGTGGTTGGGCAGTATATCAGAAAGATATCAACTATCAATATGATAAAGAATTTACAAGAGTAGATAGCGTTACTTTTGGTGGTTCTGTGGCCTATACTAAATTAGGTGATTATCTGATAGGTGATCCAGGCGCTGGAAAATTATATCGTTACCAATATGATGCATTGACTAAAGAATATGAAGCTGACCAAGTCTTTACTTTGGGAACAAGTTTTGGCACTACAATCGCACATGAGCAAAATATATTTGTTGTCTCACAATCAACTGGTACACCTAGAGTGTACGTGCTAACGGTCAATGATACTGTAGTAAGTGATGACTTGGCAGCTTATCAATCACCGTTCGCTCTAAATTTCCAGCCTAATGCTACAGGTTTACCTAGAATATTCACACCAGTAGGATGCACTAATTTAGGTAAGGGACTTGCAATTTCTGGAGATAAAAACTGGATCTATGTAAGTGACTTTGATGAGCAAACTTCACCTACACCTTCACGAAACAAAATCCATGTATTCAAAAGAGAACAAATATTGACTACTGCTACAAATTTTGTTCAAGGCAGCACATATCAAATAGTATCATTAGGTGACACAGACTTTACACTATTGGGAGCAGCCGAAAATAAAGTAGGTATAACATTTATAAAAAATGCTCAACCAGGTACAGGAACTGGCACAGCATATCTAGCTAACTATAAGTACTTGGATGTTATAGACGGCCCGACAGTCACACCAGACAAATTTGGTTATAGTCTCGCTACAAATTATTATGGCGATACGCTAATCGTAGGCGCACCAAGTAATGATTACAGTCCTACTATCGCAAATTGGGGTAGAGCCTATGTCTATCAAAGATCAGTACAAAATATTGAAACTCAAAACGAATATAATCCATTAGCAGCTACTAGTTTTGAACTAGCATGGACTCCTAATAGCAATCTTACAAGATATCCATTATATGTTTATAGAAATGGAACATTAGTAGAACCAACATACTACACAGTTACTGGATCAAATTTAGTATACAATGGTGTATATAATACAGGTGATATTATAACAGTAAGCGGAAATGAGTTTACATTAGCGCAAACACTTACAACAGAAACTACACCTAGAGTAGGTGTACAGTTTGGTACAAGCGTAGATACAAATACTTTTGGTACTGAATTCTTAGTAGGCGCGCCTTTCGCACTAAGTAAAAATAATCAAGAAGGTGCTGTTTATAGATTTACATATAGCGGTGCAAGATTTGGATATATTGATGGCACTAGTGAAGTAAATGTCACTGCACCTCGTAAGTTATTGATCAATGGTTATAGTGTAACGATTCCCGCAGGCGATGCTGCAAGTGCAGCCGCCGCTATAAACAATGCAGTAATCACTAACATTCAAGCTGTAGCAAATAATAACAAACTTTCAATTAGTGTTGTAAACTCACAATTGGTAGTAGCAAATGCGGAACTTACTATATTTGCACCGGACGAAATAACATATTCTGAGTTAGGTTTAGAAGTACTTTCTCAGACACAAGTAATTACATGCCCACATGTTGCAGGACCTACTCAGTTTGGTACAGTTGTAAAATTCAATGAAAATAATAGTTTCGTAACAAGCGCACCAGTAGGTACTCGTTTTGCAAACACTACATTTGATTTTGTTGATGATCTAAATCAAGATAATGATACTATATTTGATAACAATGCTACGCAATTCTTAGAAAGTTATGAGAATGCCGGTGCTGTCTACATGTTTGATTATTTAGGAAATTATAATGAAACATTAGAAAATATAGGAGCATATACATACGCACAAAGTTGTAACGCCCAAGATCAAACATTTGGCGCACAACCATATTATGGCACAGCGTTAGATTTCAATAGTAATAAGGTAGTAGTTGGCACACCTTATTATAAACCAACTGAAGTAGACGGACAAGTTATTGTTTATGTAAACGAAGCAGGTGTACAAGATTGGTCAGTTCTAAGACAAACTAATCCTATCGTTGATATAAATGCTATAGAAAATACACAATTATTCAGCGCGGAAACCAATGATACACTAATCAATCTTGATTATATTGATCCATTGCAGGGTAAGTTATTTGGTGCAATAAGACAAAATATCGATGTAATTTCAAACATCGATCCTGCTACTTATAACAACTCAAATAATACTCAAGCAGGTTTTGTTTGGGGTGCTGAACAAGTAGGCACTATATGGTTTGATACAACCAATATAAGATACATCAATTATCATCAGAATGATAATGTCTATAATGCAAAATATTGGGGTACACTATTCCCGGGTAGTGATGTTGCTGTATATAGCTGGATAGCAAGCAGTGTTCCACCTAGCGAATATACAGGTTCAGGAGTACCTAGAGATATAAATCTATATACTGTCCAAACAACATTGAATGCATCCAACACTATACAACCTGTTTATTATTTCTGGGTAAGAAATTCTGGTATAGTATTCAATAAGGAAGGCAAAACATTAGCCGATATCAATTTAGCAAACTATATAGCCAATCCATTACAATCGGGTATTAGTTATATGGCTCCGTTAGCACCTGATACATTTGCGTTGTATAATTCACAGCAGTATATCAATGCTAATGATACAGTATATCATTTAGGATTTAGCACAAGCACAAATGACAACCCTGCGCATCAAGAATTCCAACTTATAAGAGAAGATTATCCAAGTGATTTCTTGCCAGGCGTACCTAACGTTGCAGATGGAATTTATTTCCCTCAATCATTATACGATAAGATGATTGATAGTTTGTGCGGTGTAAACTATGATACTACAATAGGCGAAGAGGACGAAATAGTTCCTGATCCATTCTTACCTAAGGCAGTACAGTCAGGTATAAACACAAGACCAAGACAGAGTTTCTTCTATAATCGTTTCATTGCGTTGAAAAATTATATTCAATATGCAAATAGTGTTCTCAAATTATATCCTATAACTGAGATACGTCCCGGCGCAAGTTATTTGAATAAATCTGACGAATTCTATGATACTACTCTATATTGGGAGCGTATCAACTGGTGGTTGCCCGGCTATGACGATAGCACTAAGTCTGTAATGCAAGTACCTGTTTATTCAGACCTAGCTGCACTATCAGTACCTACAGGAACTATCGTAACAGTAGAACAAAATAGTAATGGATCTAGCGAATTCTATCGTTATGACAATATCGATAACTATTTAGGTATGTATGTGTCTACGGATACATACTTGTCTAGACAGATTGTTACATATAAAAATGTAAATTACATTTCGTTGAAAGATGTACCTGTAAACACATATCCAACTAACACTGATTATTGGCAAATATATGTCGATCCTGTAGGCACATGGACTAGAATAGGATTACAAAACGGTACTATCAAATTCAAGTCTGAACTTTATGACTATGAAGAAGGACAAGTAGGATTCGGTGGTGACTTCTTTAGCACATCATTATACGATCAATATCCAAGTCAGGAAACACGTTGGATCATACGTGCATTGAACGAACAAATCTATACAAATGAATTATTGATTCATCGTAATCGTTCATTGATTTTACTATTTGAATATATACAAACCGAGACACTTGAAAATGAAAATTATCTACCATGGTTGAACAAGACTAGTTTGGTCGATGTATCTCACAAGATACGCGAACTAAAACCATTGCAAAACTATATTAGCGATAATCAAGAATTCTTAGAAGGTTACGTCAATGAGGCAAAACCATATCACGTTGTGATAAAAGAATTCTTATTTGATTACACAGGCACAGATGTATATCCAGGCACTATTACAGATTTCGATTTGCCTGCAACATTCAATAAGCAAATAAACAAATTTGTAACTCCTGAACTAGTTTATTCTAGCCCATCAAACGAGTACGAATATCTACCTAGCGCAAATGTTTGGTTAGAAAATCAATATCAAGAATGGTATAATAATTATGGTGTAAGTTTAGTTGGTCAAGAAAACTATCTAATCACTACATTGAATTCTTATTTGACATTATCAAGTGATTTCTTGATTGTAAAGAATGCTAGCGGATTCCCAGTAAATGGTTTGATAAAAATCGCTAGCGTACAAGATCCAACACAATATGAATTGATCGCTTATAGCAGTGTTGATCGTGCATTGAATATTCTAAGTGGTTTGACAAGAGGTGTCGGTGGCACTGCTATCTATAATCACATACCTGGTGAAAATATTTACATTGATTTGCCTGCTGTAGTAGTGTTGGATAGCGGTAGAGGCTATACAAGTCCTCCAAGAGTTATAGCAAGTATCGATCTAAACAAGTATCCAGAACCAAGAGAAAATGCTGTTCTTGAAGCGGTTATGTCGCTAGACGGCGTGATCAGCATAAACGTCACTAATCCGGGTTCAGGTTATGCAGTTCTTCCTGAAATCACTATTGAACCTGCAGTAGTTTCTACATTTACTAGTAGTAGTGTAAACTCTACAAATAACACTATTGAATTGGACGCTCCTGAAATACAAACAGGTGATCTAGTTCGTTATGCAGTACCTACAGCAGAAATTACAGGTAGCATAGTTGGAAACATACTAAATGTAACAGAAGTAGTATCAGGCACGATTTATGCTAATGCTACAGTTGTAGGAAGAAATATTCTAGAAGGTACAATAATCACCGAGCAACTTAGCGGTAATGTAGGCGGTGTTGGTATTTACAGTCTCAACTCATATCAAACTTTCGAGCAAGGTGATATAGTTGTTTATAACCAAAATATCGATGGTCTAAAGAATAATCAATGGTACTATGTACATGTGTTTGAATATTCTCCATTGACGATCTTAGCTTTATATACAACTTACGCAGATTGCATAAACGACACATTTAGACTTCCTATAGGCAACACAGTTGTATCCGGAGATCAAAGATTGGAGTTAGGTGCAAAAGCCAGTGCTATATCTTCATCATATCCAATTAGAGAAAATAACATAACATTACGTTATGATAGAACAACATATGATTCACAAGTAACAGATTGGGTTCCAGGAAGTTTCTATGGTTCTTTCTTTGCAGGATCATATAATAACTTTATAAATGTAGCAAGTTCTTCAATAGATTTAGAATCAACTCAGCCTCCTATAAACAGCGTACTTGCAAGTAATCAAGGTTTAGTACTACCAGTCAGTCAAGTATCAAATGAAGAAGCCATTGAATGGTCATTGTTTGAGCGCAATATACTTGAGATTGTTGATGATGAATTAGTATTGACTTACTCTAGCGATAATGATGATGACGTAAATCCATCAGGCTCAACTATAGGTTTCACACTAGGTATGCCTGTGAAATTTACAGGAGATGTAGGCCCCGATATTACTGTTGGTGAAACTTACTATATTGTTGAAATAAATGGCTTGAAGAATTTCAAGATTAGTGAAACACCTGCAGGTAGTCCAATATCCCTATCAGATTACACAGTTTCATATTTGGGTATGAAGTGCTTTACTGCACAAGTGGTAAACAAGGGAATCGTTTACACTCAATATCCAGGTATACGATCAGTAGGATCTACAGATACAAACAATGTAGTCACTATACCTCTAACAGAAATAGGTCAAGGTGGTACTGAAGGATTATACACAGGTATTTCGTTGTTGTTTACCGGAATAGAAGCAGGTAACATAAGAGTAAATGAAACATATTACGTTACATCGGTATTAGACAATCAAAGATTTACTATGTCAACAACTGATGATGCTGTAAGAATAAAAGTATCATCTATAAATGCTGCTAACCAATTGATTATTCAAAATACTAATGGTATAAATGTAGGCGATAGAGTAGCATTCGGTAATATGGTCGAAGAAGGTATTACGGTCACAGATTTCGGCAATATATCACAATCTAATTTCTATTATGTAAGAGAAATCGGTATCAACGTTATAACTATTAGTGAAACAATTGGTGGATCCGAAGTAAATCTAGACCCGGTAACTGAAGCAAATGATACTTATTGCTTCTTGGTAAGCCAGGAGAATACAGTAAATCTAACAAACTCTACAATCAGTGCTGGATCATTGATGATGGAAGTTTCACTACCTGCAAGTCCTGGACAAGTAGACGGACAATTGTTTACATTCTATCCAACTAGTCAGCAATATACAAACATATCTACATTTACTTACAGCGATTTACTAGAAAGAACAATCGATAATATATCCGCAGCAGACGATATAGTAGCTATATCAGAAGCTAGCGGCGGAACAACAGGTATGTACACAAACATGCCGTTTACAGTTGCTACTAATATCGGTGGATTAGTTGCAGGAACTGTGTATTATGTTCGCGGTAAAGGAACAATCACAGTAGATGTGACATACACTTCATCAACTACTGATACCCTAATGACTGCTAGCACTTCTGCATTATATGTAAACATGCCTATAGTATTCAGTGGTCAATCATTGGGCGGTGTACAGGTAGGCGAAACTTATTACATAGAAAGTATAGCAGATGCTACTAAGTTCAAGATAAAAGAAACACTTGCAGGTTCTGCACTACAACTAACCACAGGCGGCGGTGTAACAATGACAGGTTCTGGCTCACCATATATCACAGTAGCCGCTACTAAGAACGGACCTGCAATGTCATTGTCAAATGGTACAGGACCAGTTCAATGGAATCAAGAAATCACTGTCACTCCTACATTCGATGTCAGTTATATACTAGGAGGATACAGACTGGTATTACCTACTAATGGTATCGGAGAAGGATTTACTATAGGTAACAAGATCACTATACCGGGTGCTGTATTAGGTGGTAATTCACCTGACAATGATCTAACAATCACAGTCAATACAATCGATGCTGTAATTCCGGGAACATTTAGTTGGTCACTACCTGCTAAGTCTAATGGATCTATAACTTCAGGAATTTGCTCAGGTACTCCTGCAGGACAGACAGAAAATTATTACTTGAAAGTAAGAACTTCAAACAGTTTCTATGTATATTATGATCCTTTATATAAACTACCAGTAAGTGGATTGAATTTTGATTATGTTGGATATACTGCAACCACTGCTTCATCTACTGGAACATCAAACGTTATAAATGTAGCTGATTCAACTATATTCAATAATAATGATGCGGTAGTCTTTACTGGTTCAGATATACCTAACGAATTAGATTTAGGTACTGTATACTATATTCAAAGCAAGCCTTCGTCTACAACTATAACAGTAACAAATAATCCTGGAAGTGCAGCATTGACTATTGCTAACGGTCAAACAATCAATTGTACAGTCGCAAAAGCCGGCTCATTCATGCTATTGCCTGAACCATTCTACTTCACTCAAAGTATCGTAAAATATAACAATAGAGTTTATAGTTGCGTCATCTCAAATAATGATGATGAATTTATATTCGGCAAATGGGAAGAAATCAATAGCGGTGATCGTAGACTAAACGCACTAGATCGTGTGAAGGGATATTATCAACCCACAGTCAACATGCCCGGTGCAGAACTTTCTCAATTGTTTACAGGACTAACATACCCATATACTACATATAAAGGAAATCAATTTGATCCAGCAGAACAATTTAGTCTAGATACTAAACTAAGCGATCAACCATTCTATCCTAAGCATGTAAACATGCCTGCTGTGATTTTTGATGAGTTGAACTATCTACTACCTGCAAATATGCCTAACTCTTCAGGTATGGTTGCAGATCAAGAAGTAACTGATGATTGGTATATTAGCCAGTTAGGCAATAAGCCAATGCAACTAACTGACTTGAAAAAGAAAATCGTTTATGTGATGACTTCTGCTAGCAGCGCACATCCATTGTTGATTAGCAACAATGGCAGAGTATGGAGTGCTAATGGATTCTTTGTACCTTATGGAACTGATTTTGCTGATATCAAATACTTCAAGAAAAAGTTGATAGCAAGTCAATTATCATTCAACGCAGTAGATCATGGAAACGGCAAATGGGTCGCAGTAGGTGGTGACATCGTAGTAAGCACAGACGGCTCATTGTGGAGAGAAACTTACATTTTCGAAAATGGTGATACTGGTTATATTTACGATATCAAATATGTTGAGACATCATATTTGACAGGATATGTAGCTGTTGGTACTAAGAATAATTCTAAACTTGTATTGTATAGTACTGATGCTGAGAGTTGGGTAGAAGTTCCTAACGCCGATTTCGATTATAGTTTAGGCGGAACAACTGCACAACAGAATGCAACATTACGTTCTATTACTTTTGATGACGATTACATTGTACTAGTAGGTGAACAGGGTGTTGTATATCGTGCAGCAGCCATCGATCATTGGATACTAACATATGTAGCGGCAGATACACTGAATGATGTTCAATATGATCAAGGTATCTTTGCAGCAGTAGGTAATGATGGCCTATTGATTACTAGCACTGACGGTTCTTCATGGTCTGTTCAAATCACTGATACTACAGAAAATCTAAATGCGATCATTTATACTCAAACAGATCAGTTTGCAGAATGGACGATAGTAGGTGATAATAATACAGTATTACAAGCAACTTCATTGACTGGTTCTATCGTATGGGATACTACACAAATATTCACTGACCCCGTACCACCGTATACTGTTCAGGGTGCAGCATTCGAATTTGGTTATGGCCCAGAAGAATTAGTTCCTGGATTAGTTAGTGATCAATTGACTATGATCGTAAATACTCGCCCAGGCACAAATTGGGATGCTACACAATACGCACATGTTGGTTACGATTCAGTAAGCATAGAGTTAGAGCCGAACCTAGACAATAGTTATAGTTTCGATAAAGTAGTACAAGTTCCTGCGCAGGTAAGCGTATATATAGTAAACGAAGGAGCAGGTACAAGATTATATCCTGTAACTGACTATACAATAGATTGGGTACAGAAATTAGTAACATTGAATGATAACATCACTGGTACACAGTTATTGCGTATCGATGTTTATGAAGTAGGCAACGGTGATCAACTAGTAAAATCAAATACACAAACTGACCCATTGACTCTAAACGGCACTACAGGATTCCAAGAAATAAATCTTGATTGCAACTATAGTGATCGTAGATCAAATGGTGGCGGCATCGTACAAGAAATCACAAGTCCTATAGACGCACAAGCCATAGAAACCGATAGCTTGACTGATTCAATCACTGTTGCAAACATAGAAAGATTTGACTTGAACGGTGAAATCTATTTCACTGGTGAGTTGTTCGGTGGTGTAGAATTAGATACTCCATACTATGTAAAAACTATAAATGTAGATACTAGCAAAATCACTCTATCCGATACTCTAATCGACGGAGTAGCAGGACCTATATATTCATTGACTGATGGATCAGGTTCAGACATGACTGTAATCATACAGAAAGGTCCAGGACAATATTGGAGCGAACCTGCTGTATTCCATAATGGTCAGTTCTTGCTTGCTGGTTATACAAATACTGCTATTAGAACAAAGGCTTCTACAAATTCAATAGTTACATATGAAACTTCTAATTTGATTTCTGGTCAAACTATTAGATTTGGTTTAGGTATGTTTGGTGGAATAGGATCATTATCGACATACTATATCAAGGATATACTAAATTCATCAGAATTTACAATATCTTCAACACAAGGCGGACCAACATTATCATTGGCTAATGGATTAGGTAGAATAATTTTCATCACTAATGATTATGCTGTAGCATTGGCAAACAATCAAGTCACAGCAAAAGTTATATTCAGCAACGAATATGATACTGATGTTGATTATATCTCATATTCATTCTTCAATGAATCTGAACCACATCAGTATGGATATACAATTCCAGAAACTCAGAGTTTCTTAGGAGATAATACTACAACATATTATCTTGACAATTATATCGGTGATGAGAACTCAGCAAACGCTATTGTTGAAATAAACGGTTTACGTCTAATGCCAACAGAGTATTATGTAAATCCATTCATCAATTCAGTTATATTTGATAACCCAGTATCAGATACAGATAGAATTGCTGTCACTACATTCAACGACACACAACGTCAATACTTGAACACACAGTATGAAAATTCACCTATAAAAGTGACAGCCGTTCAAACGATATTGAATACTATATCACCTATGTTGACTGAAACACAAGTTGATACTAGTGATGGAACTTATTTCATCGCAGACAATACTGACTACATGGTAGTTGGGCAGTATGTGATGTTCCAATCAAGCGTTGATACACTTGTGACTGCGGGTAATTTTGAAATAGGCAAATATTATCAAATCAAGACAGCAGGTAATACGAATTGGGCTGCTGCAGGTGCATCACTAGAACCAGCAGGTAATTTTGTAGTCGGCGAACAGTATGTAATCGATAATGTAGGGACGACTAATTGGCTATCATTAGGAGCAGCGTCTAATACAGCAGGTGTGATCTTTACTGCTACCGGCACAGGATTATATGGTTCAAATGAACTTGTAAGTGGATTAGAATACAACATCGAAACACTAGGTGATTCAGCATGGCAGTCAGTGGGTGCTACGATCATAAATCTAACTGGTGGCCCTATATTCATGAATATAGGTACAGAATATGTAATTACTACTTTAGGAAACACTACTCAAGCTACTTGGAATATAGTAGCAGGTACTTCAGGTGAAGTATATAACGTCGGTGATTCATTCACAGCAGCAGTTACAAGTGGTGCAGGAAGCGGTAAGGTCATAACAAAAACATTTACAGCAAATGGACATGTTGTAGGCACTGGTTTTGCATCACAGGGTAGTGGTGAAGCATATGCAACAAACTTCATGGCAACTGCTGTAGGTTCAGGTACAGGCACTGCGCAACTAATTTCAGAGTTTGGTGATGTCAAAGTTGATGGTACTATGTACCAGTTGAGCTATGTAAACACATCAACTAACGAGTTCCAAGTTGCAAATGTCGATGATCCATTAGACATTTATCCTAAGAGTGCAGGAACTGGATTGATGAATTTATTGGTAGGAGGTCAACCTGCTATTCGCGTGATCACACAAGATGCGCATGGCTTTACTAACGCTACAAATAATAATGTTCCAGTACGCTTAGATGGATTGACTGGTTCAGTACAACTAAATGGTAATACGTTCTACATACATGTGATAGATTCAACAATGTTTGACTTGTATTCTCAACCATACAACCCTAATGTTGATGCTGTCAACTATCCTGTGACTATATGTGATAGTTATGTATCAGGTGGATTTACTTGGTCTGCTTACAATTGGATATTGTCCACTACAAATGCTACATCATGCAACTCATATGATATTGATGCTGCTGATGTGTCAGGATTAGAAATCAATACACCTATCATCTTTACAGAAAATGAGATTGCATTAGGAGAAAGCACATCAATACCTGAAATTATAGCAGGCACTGTTTACTATGTCAAAACAATCGATTTGTTGAACAATAAGTTTACAATCTCATCAACAAGAGAGGGTTCAGCAATATTGTTGACAACGACCGCAAGTTGTAACATACGTGTAAGTCAGTGGGAACAAAATAATGTAGACCGTTTATGGGTAACAGTAAATGGTATGCGTATCTCAAGTTCTTCATTGCGTTTATATGATGCCAATGAAGTAGGTATACTATATCCAATGCTTCCAGGCGATGAAATAATCATCACTAGCATGATGCCTTCAGCAACTCCTGATGAAGAAACTTACATCAACATCGTAGACAAGAATGGTGTTGGAGTGGTATACAGAGCTAATAACTATTCACGTACATGGATAACAAGACCTGTCTCTGAATTTGATACAGTAATACATGTCAAGGATGTAACAAATATTACCAATCAAAATATACAAGAAAATGTCATAACACCGGCGAAAACTTTTGGTTATTATGTCATCCCATTGATCGCTGATAAAGATGATCTAGTTGATGTTGTTGTATACAATAACACAAGTCCTAGAGAGGGATATATAGAACCAGATTACCTACAGATTCAAACAACTGGATTGGGCCCAAGCATATTGATACAAGAAGGTTATTGGATAGAAGAAAACGATGTTCTCACGATCACAAGCTTGGAAGGCAAAATCATCTATATTTCTGGAGAATACATGAGACTAGAAAGTGTAGACCCAGTCAATAATGTTTGTGACGTTGCTAGAGGTGTGAATGGATCAAGCGTCCTAACATACATTCCGGCAGACACAGAAGTATATAGCCTTTTATCTGACAACAGGATGAATCAGATAAATTATGATAGTACTTGGAATTCTATACCCGGGGTATATAATACAACTCAGGGCGACCCCTTGCAGATTGCTCAAGGGTCAGCAGCGGAATTCCTAAGAACGGATGTTTCATAAATGATAAATAATAATAACGGGAATAAATCGCAACCTGACGATAAGAAACAGGAAGAAAAGACCAGAAAACCAAATGAGTTGAACGGTGTTTACTTCTCATCTCATGTAAAGATTTTTGACCCAAATAGCAAAGAAGTGTTTGTTCAAAAGAGGGCGGATGATTGATGATTACGATATCTTATAAAATTGAGGGATTTCTGAAAATCTATGATCCCAACACCCTTGAAGTTTTCGTAGATAAGAAAAACGCTATCAATTACGAAAATATGAGCGAAGCATTAGCTGATACTCTAAGTAATCGCGGTTACGGTGAGATTTATCAAATGGCTTTCGGTAACGGCGGTGCTAGCGTAGACGAAACAGGAATCATAACATATTTACCACCCAACACAACGGGACAAAATGCTGCTCTTTATAATGAAACCTACGCTAAAATCGTTGACGACACCAGTGTTTTCAACTTAGATCCCACACGTAATAAGATGACAGTGAACCATACTTCTGGTAAATTTTATACAGATATTTTGGTTCAGTGCTTGCTTGATTACGGCGAGCCTGCAGGACAATCTGCATTTGACAACAGCACACAGACAGATTCCGATTTTATTTTTGATGAATTGGGATTGTTAGCCAATTATGGCACAGATAATGACGGTAATGTGATTACTAGATTACTTACCCATGTTATTTTCCACCCAGTTCAAAAATCACTTAATCGTCAAATACAGATCGATTATACGGTCAGAATTCAAAGCCTGACAAACCAGATTACTATATAGAGATAAATAAGACTAGCGGAGTTATTTGACTATGGCATATACGATTGTTAAGAGCGATGGACAGGTACTATGTACTATCGCTGACGGACAAATCAACACTAACAGCAGTTCTTTAGGACTGCCAGGACGTAACTACGCCGGTTATGGTCAGGTTTTAGATACAAACTTTGTTCACATTTTAGAGAACTTTGCAAGTACTGAACCTCCTGCAAATCCATTGCGCGGACAATTATGGTATAACACCAATGATAACACACTTTGTGTCTGTCCAGAAGATGGAGAAACAGTAGCAGACAATTGGTTGGTATTGACTTCAACTAGTACTAGCGGCGTCACTACATTCGCAGCATTAACTGTTACCGGTAACGTAGCAGCCAATAATGCCACTATCACAAATAATCTTACAGTAGCCAATATAGAGTGTGACACTATCAGCGTTTCTCAGGTTGGAACTATCGGTAATGCAAATATTACTGGTGCTAATATTGTAACATTGACAACTTCAGTATTGACTACAGGTGCAAGTTCTACTCCCGGCACAATTACAGGCACATGGACATTGACTGCAGGTTCAACGATACAAGCAACTTATGCTGACATAGCAGAAAGATTTGCAGCAGACGATCTATATGATCCGGGAACTGTAGTAGAATTGGGCGGTCAAAAAGAAGTTACTGCTGTAAAATATGAACTAAGTGAAGATATTTTTGGAGTTGTATCAAATACGGCTGCTTATCTTCTAAACGCCACAGCAGGTGATAATACCAGCCATCCTGCAATTGCAGTTTCAGGTCGTGTAAAAGTAAAAGTTCTAGGCAAAGTAACTAAAGGACAACGTTTAGTAAGTGCAGGAAACGGCATCGCTAGAGGGGCAAAAGACGGAGAAGCAACTGCTTTCAATACAATTGGCCGCAGCCTCGAAGATAAAAACTCAGAAGATTTAGATCAGATACTAGCAATTGTCGCTATAAGATAAATACATTATAAGTTTATAGGAATTTACAGATGTCATACGCACAATTTGGTCTAGTCGAAGCAACAGACTTTAACACTTTGGTAGGTGGTGATCCCACATCAACAGCAAATACATTGAATGCTACATGGGCAACTGGTAGCGGTCAAGCAGGTTATGGTCAAACTGCTGTAGCAAACGTAGCCGTAGGACAAACTGTAGCTGCTACAAGTTGGGCAAGTCTTGTAAACAATACTGCAAATGCAGCAACACATCAGGGTTCAAGCATCACTAGCGTAACTGCTCCAGTAGCAGGTGGTGTTGTGACATATCTTTCAGCTATCCCTACAAACTTACAAACAATTTATAGCAGCCGTCGTAATGCTGCTACACAGGGTTCAACAACTGCAAATGCTATCACAACAGGTAGCACTTGGATCAATCAAGCAACATGGACACATACTGCAACATTTGCAAACGTAGATGCTGCACGTTATTTCTTCAATGCAGGCGGACAACTAAAAATTACTTGCGCACACTCAAATAGCACAGCAGGTATCAATGCATTGTTCAATGGTCTAGCCAGCAACGTTGGTACATTAGTATTCAGTGGTATGGACAGCACAACTACTGCAACTATTGCAGGTACTTCATATCGTGGCTTCCAAAAGGTTGGCGGTGGTGGCAATAGCCCAAGTCCATATGTTCAAACAGCAGGTTATTTTGGACTAAGCAGTGCAAATACAACAGTATTCACACAAACAGCAACTGGTTCACCTGCAGGTTACGTCAACTCATTCATTACTGTAATTGCTAAGACTGACGGTGCAGCAGGTTCAAATGCTGGTAACGGTAGCGTAATTACAATTTACACAGTTTGGGATGAAGTTCCAAACGGTCTAACTGTAGGTACAGGTTCAACTGTAACACTTACAGCAGTTCCCCCAGAGCAAACAAATATTGCCAACACTTGGGGTGCTGTTACACTAGCCGGTTCTGTCTCAGTAACTTGATTTTTATTAGTAACTTATAATCTCCATCTAAATACTTGGACGAGGTATTTTTGATGGACGTAAAAAGTTTACTGGTTGAAGCCAAAGCACGTTTCCAACATAACGCTGCAAGAGACTATCTAAAAGAAAAGTATAAAGACAAACTTATTGTCGCTGACCAGGGCGGACTATGGAAAGCAGACATAGAAACCATTGCGTTCCTAAATAGTTTTGACACTGAAACTTTAGTATTGGTTGACACATTCAACACCCCGGTTGAAGTCAATCGTATAGAATTGTTAGATAAACTAAAAGAATTATATCAGTCAGTATCACAAGAATATCTAAAAGAATGGCAAGAACTAGAGGCTAAGAGATGACACGTGGGGTCGTATTATTTGCCTTCAACAGTCCCAGTTATGATTATTACAGAATGGCTGAATATACAGCCAATCGTATAAATCATTTTTTAGGTTTACCGGTAACAGTCATCACAAACGAAAAATCATTACTTTCTAGTAGTGGTTATAAGTTTGATAAAGTCATTACTACTGATGCTGACCCTACTAATAATTTTAGAAACATTATTTGGATCAATAAGGGACGATATAAAGCCTATGATCTAAGTCCATATGATGAAACATTAGTGCTTGATAGTGACTACATGGTCAACAGCGACAAACTCAACAAAGTATTTGATGTAATGGACGATTTTGCTTGTCACGATACTACCAAATATTTGATGTATACTGACACGGGCGAAGAAACATTAGGGCCACATAGTTGTAATACATTATGGGCTACAGTAATCGGCTTTAGAAAAACAAAACGTGTAAAGCAAATGTTTGAGTGTTTAGAAATGGTGCAAAA